ATCGATGACAGCGATGTTTATACAGAAAGTCAAAAGCGTGTTTTAAAAGCCAAGTTGAACGAAGCAAAAGAAAAGATTAAAGATCTCAAGAAAGTTCAAGCTGAAAAAGCCAAGAAGAAAGAAAAGAAAGAAGAACTCAGTGAAGCCCGTGCTACTGACAAGAAAAAAGGCGCTGTTACCAAGTCTGAAAAATCACAATACTTTGCCAAGACAACAAGCAAAGATGGTAAAACCACAAAAGGTTCCACACACGAAGCTGAAGAAGGCGAAACAGAAGGCGATGTAAGAGATCGCGTTGAACGTGATGCCAAGAGCAAAGGCGAAACAGTTGATAGTTTCCGCAAAAAAGAATTAGATGAAGCCAAAAAGAAAAATAACAAAGTTGAAGAAGAGCCAAATGAAGGAAACGCATTTGGTAAAGCAGTGGCTGACGCTAAAAAAGACGGCATCCAAAAAGGTGAAAAAGTCAAGGTTGGCGGAAAAGAATATCCAGTCAAAGAGGCCGCAGATAAAAAATGCAATCACACCGCCAAAGGCAAAAATTGTCCAGTACACGGTTTAAAAGAATGTGGTAGCATGTATGAAGCCGCTAAACAAAATATGAGTCGTGCGGCAAAAGGTCATGAAAAGTACGGCAAAGAAGGCATGGCTGCATTAGCTAAAGCTGGTAAGGAAGGCAAGAGTCTAGAACCAGTTAGAGCCAAATACAACAAGTACGACGAAGGCACTATGCCAATGAAGAAGGTTGGTGGCAAGAGTGTTCCAGCATTTGCGGCAGACGGAAAAGGTAAAAATGATCTAGCAAAGAAGGCCGATGCTGACAAGAAAGACACTGCACCTAAGAAGGGCGTTAACCCATTTGCCAAGAAATAATATGGACATGAAAAAACTTTTATCCATTGTTGACAGCAATGGAGCACAACAAAAAGCAGTTATAACTGAAAGTGTATCTGCTCCTACTGTCAGCAAGACTGAGCAATATTTTAAAGCAGTTAACAATGAAGTGTTGCAAAACATTAAAGAAGAACGTGCTCAGAAAAAGATAGAAGTTAAGCGTGTAGTAAGTCGTGTTTTAGAAAAACTTGAAGAAGGTAAGACTACTAAAGACAAACCAGCAGTACGTAACTTTGTTGCTAAAAATGCACCAAAGGCTGGTGCTGGCGCACACAAAGATAAAAAGAAAGCTGAAAAGCAGGGCGACATTAAGCACAAAAAAGAACGTGTCCCAATGGATGAGGAACGTACCGAAGTACGAGATAAAGACGGCAATGTCACAAGTTGGAAAGATGAGGGCGAGTGGAAAAAGTCTACTGCTAAAAAAGATGGTCGTGGCAAAGTTACTAACCTAAGTGACAAAGCACGTCGTGAGACAGAAAAACTATCTAAGAAAGAAAAAGAAGTGGCAGAAGTAGCAGGTCCAGAAAAATGTTGGCCTGGTCATAGAAAAGTAGGTACAAAACCTGGAACAGGTAAAAATGCCGGCAAACGTGTTAACGACTGCGAAAAGATTGAAGAAGGTCGTTTTGGCAAAGATGCATACGAACGTGATCAAGCCAATGCCGAGTACGGTATGAACGGTGAATTCAAACGTGACTTTAAACGTCAAGAAATGGAACATGAGTTGGGTCACGAAACCAACAACTATGCTGTTGCTATCAATTGAAAAACTTGTAAGGTGTTTGGTACAAGAAATCATGCTGAGTCAGTAGCAAGAAAAATACAAATGCGTGATCCAAATAAAAAAGTAAGTGTACACGAAACGGGCTCGCCAGTTAGTGAACAATTAGCAGAAAGTGCATACGGTAGTATCAAAGTTGGATCACCAGTTACAGTATACAGTAACGTATTAAAGAAATCAGTGTTTGGTAAAGTTGTAGACCTTAAAGAAGGTCGTGCGTATGTTCAGTATAACAATACAAAAATTGTTATGGGACACCCAATTAACGAAGTAGCGGCAGCGGCTCCGGCTGCAAAAGTTGCAGGCTCAGTTGGTGGTAAAATGGCCAGTAGATTAATTCCTGGTGTGGGTGCGGCAGTTGGTGCATACGATGCATATGATCGTGCTAAAAAAGGTGACTATATTGGTGCTGGATTAAGTGGCCTTGGTGCAGTAACAAGTTTTATTCCAGGTATAGGCACTGCGGCAACAATGGGGTTGGCTGGTGCTCAACTGGCACGAGACTATAAAGTAAAAACAGGTGTGTTTGCTCCAGACGAAGCTGAAGCAGGACAAGCGGCAACACCTGCGGCTGGTAAAGGAACAATTCCTAATCCAACCAAGTATCCAACAACACCAGATGAAATCAAGGCCTTTCAGCAAGCCAAAGGCCTAACAGTTGATGGGGTAATTGGTAAAAATACAAGGGCGGCATTGGATGCGGCTGGGATTAAAAAGCCAGCACAAGCGGCAACGCCAGCCCCATCAGCCAATGTAGGTGCGGCTGTGAGAGCAGTTGCTCCAGCCGCTGGTGCAATAGCAAAACAAGCATTGAAATAATTTAAGGAAAAACAAAATGGACTTACAGAAATTAATTGCAAGAATGGATCAAATTGAAGCTAAAGGCATTGTCGAAGCTGGTGATCCGGAAGGATATGCTCAAGCACAGGCAGCAATGGCTCGCTTGGAAAAGGCCGCAAAGTACACAGGCGATGACGAAATTGTTCGTGGTCGTATGGGACTTCCTCCAAAACTTCCTCCAATTGAACAGTGGGATGGTAAAATGCCCGAGCCAGTAGGCAAACCAGATTGGTTTTCAAGATTAACTACAATGGGTGGTTCAACTACTGCTCAAGCACAAGCTGCCGCATTAAACACAGCTGAAAAAGGATCACTGGATCAAAGTAACGCTATTTTAAAACAAATTGCTGATTTAACTGCCAAGTTAAATGCAATGGCAACAGCCACTACAAAAGAAGGCATATCATTTAAATCAATGATGGCCAAACAACTTACAGAAAGTTTTGGATATAATTTGTCTGAAGAAGGCGAAGATAAACAAGCTATAATCAAACAATTACAAGATTTAACTAGAGGATTTAGAGACACTGAAGATGAAAAAATTCTTGCAGTGATTAATGCCGCTGATCAAGCAATTAACAAAGCACAATCTTCAGCAACAACTCCAGGACAAACAGCAACACCAACACCAGGCGGACCTTCAAGTCAAGACTTAACTGGTGCGGCAGGTGCGGCAGGTGAAGCAGTTGGTAAAAAATTACAAAGATTTAAAGAGTTGCTAGCAAAGTCAACTGGAAAACCGGCTGCTCCAGCAACAGCGGCAGCTCCTGCGGCTGCTCCAGAATCTAATGCGGCTTCATTAAAAGCGGCGCTGGCAAAAGTACCGGGCAGTGATCCAATTAGTGCCAATGCAAAACCAAAAGCAGAATCACAATTATCTGAAGCTGAGAAATATGCGGCTTTAAGAGATCGTTTGTTAATGATTGAAACTAGAGTTGATGAAGGTCCGTTGGATTTTGCTAAAGGAATTTACCAAGCGGCTAAGACAGGATTTTCAGGTGCACCAGTGGCAACTGGTAAACTAACAAAAGCTGGTGCTCAACAAATGGCTGGCCAAGGTTCTAAGCAGTTTGCTAAGGCGTTGGCTGCAAAACCGGCTGCACAACGTGCCGCATACAACACAGCAAAAGTTGTTAAGGCTAATCCAATCAAAACTGCTCTTGGTGCAACTGCTGTAGGCGCTGGTGCGGCATACGCATTAAGTGGAGATGCAAAGAAGCCAGAAGCAGATGTTGTGACTCCACCAAAAGTACCTGGACAAACTGGAACTCCAGTTCCAGCAAAACCCAATGTTCCAGCAAAACCAACGGCTCCTGAGACTCCTGCGGCAACTACAAGTCCATACACTCCTGAAGAAACAGCAGAATTGGACATGTTGGCAAGAGAATTTGGTGACAGTGAAGATCCAGAAATTGCGGCATTACTAAAACAATACAGTGATGTTAAAAACTCTGCATTGAAGTAATATACTAAACAAAATGGCAGATTCGTTCTGCCATTTTTGTCTTTAAAATATCTTAGGCATTGACACAAACAGATAATTACTATATAATAGGCTTATACATTAGGAGACTTACATGTCAGGACGTAGCTACGGTGCAGAAGAAAAGGCAAAATTGGAAAGATTGATCAACGAAGGATCAACAGTATTGCGTGAAGTTGAAGACTTGCAAGAAGGTTTGAAAGAAACTGTTAAGGCAGTTGCAGAAGAATTAAATATCAAAACCAGTATTATTAATCGTGCAATTAAAATCGCACATAAAGGTGACTGGAGTGCTCACAATGAAGATTGGGCTGAGATTGAAGCTATTTTAGATATTACCAAAAGAATCTAAATACATTAACTGAGTAGGGTACGCTGGCCACAAACAGCAAAGATGGTATTTGCAAGCCGTAAATTGCATATGGAGAATAAATGAGTTATGTAGACGCATGGTTCGACCGCGCCAATGATATGGTTAAAGTGGTTGAACGCAACAAGAAAGGCGAACGGGTATTTAGAGATATTCCAGCTCGCTACACCTTTTACTACGACGACCAAAAGGGCAAGCACACAAGTATTTACGGCAACCCTGTTAGTAAAGTCGTATGTAAGACACAAAAAGACTTTCACAAAGAACTAAAGATACACTCAAACAAAAAGATTTATGAAGCAGACATTAACCAAGTGTTTGTGTGTTTGAGTGAAAATTACGTTAACGCAGACCCCCCAAAACTAAATGTAGCGTTTTTCGACATTGAGGTGGACTTTGACCCTGAACGTGGTTATAGTACACCTGACGATGCGTTCATGCCCATTACCAGTATTGCTGTACACTTGCAGTGGCTAGAAACACTGGTGTGTTTAGCTGTTCCTCCAAAGACATTAACGTGGGAACAAGCACAAGAGGCTATCAAAGACTTCCCCAACACCATGCTGTTTAAAACAGAAGGTGAAATGTTGGATGCATTTTTGGATCTTATACAAGATGCAGACATACTAACTGGTTGGAACAGCGAAGGTTATGATATTCCTTACACAGTTAATCGTGTTACTAAGGTGTTGAGCAAAGACGATACTAGACGTTTTTGTTTGTTCAATCAATACCCCAAACGCCGTGAGTATGAAAAGTTTGGACGACAAAGTGTAACATATGACTTTGTGGGCCGTGTACACTTGGACAGTTTAGAGTTGTATCGCAGATACACATATGAAGAACGACATACATACAGACTGGATGCTATTGCAGAATATGAACTAGGTGAACGAAAAACACAATACGAAGGCACGTTGGATCAATTATACAATAATGATTTTAAAACATTTATTGAATACAACAGACAAGATACATCACTGTTAGATAGACTGGATAAGAAACTAAAGTTTTTGGATCTTGCCAACACATTGGCACATGAAAATACTGTGCTACTGCAAACCACAATGGGTGCTGTGGCTGTGACTGAACAAGCCATTATTAACGAGGCTCATCGTAGAGGCATGGTTGTTCCAAGTCGTACTAAGATGAGTGAGCGTGAAGACAATCAAGCGGCTGGTGCGTATGTTGCACATCCAAAAGAAGGACTACAAGATTGGATTGGATCACTAGACATTAACAGCTTGTATCCGTCAGCAATTCGTGCGCTTAACATGGGTCCAGAAACTATTATTGGACAATTACGTCAAACAATGACCAATGACCACATACAAGGCTTAATTGCCAAAGGCAAGAGCTTTGCTGGTTCATGGGAAGGTATATTTGCCGCATTGGAGTATACCAGTGTAATGAACAAAGAAGTTGGTACAGAGATTGTTATTGATTGGGAAAATGGCGATAGCGATGTACTAAGCAGTGCAGAAGTGTACAGGCTTATATTTGAAAGCAATCAGCCATGGATGCTCAGTGCTAACGGCACAATCTTTACACACAATACAGAAGGTGTTATTCCTGGACTTCTTGCACGTTGGTATAAAGAACGTAAAGAGATGCAGGCCAAACTTAAAGAAGCCATTAATGCTGGCAATAAAATTGAAGAAGAATACTGGGACAAGCGACAGTTGGTCAAGAAAATTAACTTGAACAGTTTGTACGGCGCTATTTTAAATCCTGGTTGTAGATTCTTTGATAACCGTATTGGTCAAAGTACTACACTAACTGGACGTACAATTTGTAAGCACATGGCCGGTAAAGTTAATGAAATTATTACTGGAGAATATAATCATGTTGGAAAAGCTATTATCTATGGCGACACTGATAGTTGTTATTTTTCTGCTTATAAGACGCTTAAGAAAGATATCGACTCGGGATCGATCCCGTGGTCAAAAGAAACAGTAGTACAACTGTATGACCAAATTGCTTCAGAAGTCAACAATACGTTTCCACAATTTATGTCGGATAGTTTTCACTGTCCAAAGACACGTGGAGAAGTTATTAAAGCTGGTCGTGAAATTGTTGCAAGTAAAGGTCTGTTTATTACTAAGAAACGTTATGCTGTGCTGTATTATGATAAAGAAGGCAAACGTGCAGACGTGGATGGGAAGCCAGGCAAGATCAAAGCCATGGGACTGGATCTCAAGCGCAGTGATACTCCAGAATTTATACAAAACTTTTTAAGTGATGTATTGGAGAAAGTGCTAACTGGTGCTACTGAAAAAGAAGTGTTAGAGCATATTACTGCATTTAGAACTGAATTCAAAGCAAGACCAGGTTGGGAAAAAGGTTCGCCCAAACGTGCCAACAACATTACTGAATATCAAGAGAAAGAACGCAAAGCTGGTAAAGCAAACTTGCCGGGCCATGTTAGAGCAAGTATCAATTGGAATACACTAAAGCGTATGTATGATGACAAGTACAGTGCCAACATTACTGATGGTGCTAAAGTTATTGTGTGTAAAATTAAAGATAATCCAATGGCATTTACCAGTGTTGCATACCCCGTTGATGAATTGCGTTTGCCACAATGGTTTAAGGATTTGCCATTTGACCATACTGAGATGGAGCAAACAATTATTGACAACAAACTGGACAACTTGATTGGTGTACTGAATTGGGACATCAAGAGCACAGAGGAGAAAAACACGTTTAATAAACTGTTTGAATTTTAATATGAAAATAATTGTAGCAGGTTATGGGTATGTTGGTAAAGCAGTTAAGGGTGCTTTAGGAAATAAAAACGAAATTGTTGTTGTTGATCCTAAATACACTGAAGTTACTATTGCACAGCACATTGATGCTGACGGTATTGTTATTTGCGTCAATACACCAAGCGATGATGCTGGCAACTGTGACATTAGCAATATTATTAATGTAATTGATCAAGTGCCAATTTTTATACCTATTTTAATTAAAAGTACTATTAGTCCCAATTTACTAAAAGACGTTTTAGAAAAATACCCAGACCAGAGTATTGTGTTTAGTCCAGAATTTTTAAGGGCAAAGTCAGCTATTGAAGATTTTGCCATTCAAAAGTATATGATTATTGGTGGGGATGATCCGGCTAACTTTTGGCATTTTCTTTTTAAAGACTCACTGGTCAATTTAAAAGTTATACACAAGTGTACGCCAGAAGAAGCCGCAATGGTCAAATATGCTACTAATAGTTTTCTTGCTATTAAAGTTTCATTCTTTAATCACTTGTATGACTTGTGTGAAGCAACTGGACAGGATTTTGAAGTAGTAAGACATCTAGTATGTCAGGATTTGAGGATTGGTACTAGTCACAGTATGGTGCCAGGTATTGATGGTGAAAGAGGATGGGGTGGGCATTGCTTCCCTAAAGATACATTGGCATTTGTTCAATATGCACAATCATTTAATCAAAGTTTTGATTTATTGGAAACAGCAATTGAATATAACCATAAACTGAAAAAAGAGCTTGACATTTAAGACTTTTCTAAATATAATATAACAAGGAGATTATTATGAAAGACATTTTACAAGACATCGTAGCACATACACATAGCTTAGGCTTTTTGAGTACTGTTAAGGTTACAGGCGAAGAGTTGGCAACAACTATTGAGGCAATGGCAGAAGATCGTAGCGTTATTGTTAATGCTAAAACTCACACTCCAGTAGATGAGTTTAGTGGGGTTTTTGGTATGCCTAACTTGGACAAGTTGGCATTGCATTTGAAAAATCCAGAGTACAAGGAAAATGCAAAAATTAATGTTATTAAATCTACACGTAACGGTGCAGAGATTCCAACAAGTTTGCACTTTGAAAATACAACTGGTGACTTTGTAAACGATTATCGTTTTATGAGTACTGAAGTAATTAATGAAAAACTTAAGAGTGTTAAGTTTAAAGGTAATGGATGGGATATTGAATTTGAGCCATCACTTGCATCAATTACTAGATTGAAATTGCAAGCACAAGTACACTCTGAAGAACCAGTGTTCCAAGTTAAAACAGAAGACGGCAATTTGGTATTCTTCTTTGGTGATGCCAGCACACACGCTGGATCATTTGTGTTTCAACATGATGTTGGTGGT